CCGCAGTCAATATTTGATGCTGTGTTACACCATCAGTACCATATATTGCAATTCCATCATTTGTGTTTGAAAGATTTCTAATGTTGATGTCTGGCATTGATTCTACATTTACACTTAATATACCATTTCCATCAGTCAATAATTGATGTTGTGTATCTCCATTTTTTCCATATACAGCAAATGAGTCTGATGCATAATTCATATTTCTAATGTCAACAGAATCAACTGAAACAGATATGGATGGCATTGTTAATACATCAATTTGCAAAGCACCATTGGTACTTGTTAATAATTGTCTATTTTTTTCTCCATCTGTTCCAAACAGAGACACATTTAATGCTCCATCTGTACTATATATTGGATTTCCTGCGCTATCTTCCATAGTTGTAGATATGGAGTCATTATAGATTCCAACATTATAACGTGTTTGTAATCTGAGATATGTTTGTGTATCTACAGTAGTATTTTCGAATCTTATTCTCACAAATCTAGATCTTAATTTGTGATATTCTGAATAAGTATAGTCAATGTCTGAGTTAATTGTGATTTCTTCACTTATATCATTGTGAACGCCGTCTGGGGAATGGTCAATATACAAAAGTCCTGCTTTATCTGTTGTCATGCTAATCATCAGAACACCATATTTTGTTACATTTTCATATTCTCCGGTAAATGTACTTAAACCATTAAGTGGAATCACTGTAGAATTTCTAGCCGATAAAGCCATGATATATACAAATCAAATAGAAAAAATAAAAGAAAAAATAAAGTAATATAAATAATTCAGTAGTAATTATATTATGAATTATATTGTAACAGCGGGATGCTTTGTGGTTGCTGGGTTTATGATAAGCAAAGCATGTGGAAATATGAAGAAGAGAAGAAAAGAAATTTTAGAATGGACAATAAAATATGCAACAGTAGATGAATCTGTCGAATATAAAATTGACGAAAATGTCATTGATGAATTAACACGAATTGCGTTTTTAATGGGTCTTATGAATACTGAAATTACTGAAAGTTTATATAAAGAAATATATGCCGAATATGTTTATTCTAAATTGAGGCAGGCAGAAGAATTATAATTATTGGAATTTCAGCGAATTACTATTTTCACGCGTCTGTGATAATTCATGATCAATCTCAATTAAGATTTGTCCAATTGTTTCTGTGATGGCCAATAATGATGTTGCAATACTATCCGACTTTATTATTTTTTTTTCTTTATAGTCATATAAATTTACTTTTTCACCAGTTATATATTTCTGAAGTGATGAATGTGCATCGACAACACCTTTTGTTGCAATGGTCACAAGAGACCTTCCCATTGAACCAAACATTTTGGCAGTTCCGGCAGCAATTTTATATGGCATAAATCCTTTTTTATTTATTTCTTTTTTAAATTTTTTTATGCCAATGATGGGAATGTTCAGTGGTTCTAATAATCTATGATGTAAAATAAGTGTTTTAAGTTGTCGTTTTTTAATATCTTGCAACCATTGACTTGTCAAGCCAGAGAAGAAATCAGAAACCATGCATGTATGTCTATATTCAATTAATTTGATTTTCATATCATTGAATGTTGATAATTTAATAAATTTTGGAAGAGACACTGAATTGTCAGGTTTAAAACTTAAAATTAGTTCTGTTGCATGTGATACACATCTCTTACATTTTTTATTTGACAAATTTTCATCATAAAAATCATCATCATCATCCTCATTCTTATCTATTTGTTTGATGTTTGAATTGATACAGTCAATCACTTTTTTAAATATATATGCTTGTAAATTTATGATTGTGGGATTTACTTGAAGTTCAAAAAAATCCGATGACCATCTGATTTTTAAATTATTTGTTTCTGCAATACCTTTCCAATAAGCACACGAGTCATCATTTTTAATGTTGATTTTAGAGCACAAAATCTCTTCACTGTCTAAATATTGAATGTAATAAAAGTTTGTGCAGTATAAAGTGGCAAATGTTTCTAAATGAATAATAATGTCATTAATAATTATTTTATTTTTAATTTTACTGACAAAATAATCATTAATTATTTCTATTTTTTTTATTTTATTACTTTTGTTTGCATCTTCATTTTTGCTTGTTTCTGGTGTCAGTTGTGGTAGTTTTAGTTCACTAAACACATTATAGAGTGGCATTAATTTGTCATATGTATTATTTGTAATCCAATATTCAAATACATTTATTGATGTTAAAAATGTTTCGGTATTTACAGTTTTAATTCTGGCAACAATATTATTATTTTCACTTATGACAACGGAATCAATTATATTTTTTGATAGACCATTAATTGATATGTGTAAATTCAATAAATCAATTTCGATTTCATTAATTAAAACCATAATTGTTTTATCATTTTTTGGTTGTATCTGACTCAAATCAATTGCCAATTGTAAAATGTTTAATAGGTATAATTCTGTTGATATATTTGCATTTATTTTTGAGGTCATTAATTTAGAAAATCTAAAATCATATATCATTGTATCAATTAATAAAACATCATCAATATTTATATTTTTCACTTCAGCTACATTTGTATTTACAACAATGTTTTCTATTGAAATCATATATTCTAATGTATTTTGAACAAGAGTAAATTCTAAATTTTCAACAGCAACATTTGTCAAATCCACAATTCCGTTAACAATATCATTTATTTTTTTAATCGCTTCAATACTTCCATCTTCTATTAAACATATTGGTTCGTCATATTTAACAGTTTCGCCATTATTTTTAGTGACAATTAAAGATAATAATTTATTGTATTCGATTCTTATTTTTGGATTAATTAATTTTAAATTTAAGTTAACAATATCTAGTATGATATTATCAATATTGACTAAAAAATTATTAGACTCAATTTTAATATTTTCAATAAAGAATTTCCACTCATTATCATATGTCAAATTAAATTCAATATGATCATCTAATGTCAGTTTTAATATATTTCGCAATTTGTGTCTAATTATACCATTTACTATTTTTTCAAATATAGAATTACCAAATGTAACAAGTGGGGTAATATTTCCCATAGAATATGTTGTCTTTATTTATATTAAAATTAAGCATAATAAATCTTTAATTATCAATTTTTTATTTATAATTTGGCCTTTAGACTAAATTATTGTTTTTAATTATTGTTCTTCTTTTTTTTAAGTTTTACAATCTTCACATCTTTTTTCTTTTTTGTCAATTTCACAACTTTCACTGATTTTTTGACAGGATTTTTTTCAACAATTGGACTGTGTTCCTCACTTTCAGATGATTCACTTAATATATTTATTCCATCTATATGAAATTTATCTTCTGTTAAATTTATTGTGTCATCTTTTACAACAGTTGTTCTATAAACATTCCAATCGAATGAACTATATAATATAATTTCAAGGGGCTTATATAAAACTATTTTATAATCTATAGGCTGAACGATTGGCTCATGTACAATCTGACTAGTTTCAATAAATACCAAATCAGTATTTGTATTAATGACTGTTAAATCTACAGTTGTATTTACAATTACTAATTCGTCAAATGTATTTACAATTACTAATTCGTCAAATGTATTAACTATTGACAAATCATTATTTATTAATACTATGTCATTATTTATTATTGTTTGTTGCTCTATTTCTTCAATTGTCACAATAGGATATTGTATTTCTTTTATTTCTAAATTATTAAATTGTTCTTTTGAATCATGTAATATTTGATACTTATTATTTACCCAAACATTCATACTTCCGAATAGTTTCTTTGCTACTTTCAACATAAGCGCATATGATTCGTATGATATTTTGTATTTATTTTTAGATAAAGCAAATTGCTCTAATTGTTTAACATATGTGTCATAATTTGAAGCATTTCTATATCTTAACAAAAAAATCAGAATATTTTCATCATTACATAATTTTACATGTTCTAACAAAAGTTGTTTTTGATCAGATGCATAATATTTTAATAAATATACTGGAGATTGTTTGATGGCATTTCTAAAAATACATATGTGAGATCCATTTATTTCAATAAATTTTGAAAAGTCAGACATCAGTATAATTTTAAAAAATGAAAATTAAAAAGCCATTTAAATTCATAATTAAAAATTGATAATTATAATCCATACAAGTTACAATAATAGATGTCACATCTGTTTGTAACAATGGATGACACATATCTTTGTCAAAATAAGCGCCTTATTTCTGGTGCTTTGTCTGGTTTAATTGAGGTTACAACAACACAACCTATTGATTTTTTAAAGACAAAAATACAGGATGCTGTATTGACAAATCCTTTACATAAGCCAAAACTATATGATATCATAAAGCAAACAATTAAAACAAATGGTTTTATTGGGTTTTACAGAGGATATTTGCCGAGGATCACTGGAGTTATTCCAATGAGAATGACATATTGGGGGACAATGTCATATATTGACCATCATATTGTGAATATTAATGATAAATTAATTAAATCATATTTTGTTGGTGTTATTGTTGGTTCTGCGCAAACCCTAATTGATAATCCTATCGAAGTACTCAAGATCAGAATGATGACAAATAATAGAGTGACTTTCGCAGAAACACTCAAGTGTTTAAAGCCAAGAGGATTTATTGCAAATCTCGCAAGAAACATCCAATTTGCATCTATGGTTAATTTAATGATGAATTATAAAAATGACAATCCAATTTACAATTTTGGAATTTGTGCAATTGGCGGACTTTTAGGAAGTTTGACAAGTCAACCTTTTGACACAATGAAAACAGAAAAACAAAGATTCCATTGTGACACTAAAACTAAATCTTATCTTGAAATGATAAAATTTAGTCCAAAAACATTATGGGCTGGTGGATTATTAAGGGCTTCACTTGGCTTTGTTAATATGGGTATTGGTGGCATGACTTTTATTTTCATTTGTGATTTTCTTTCATAATTTATTTATACAGGATATTCAACCCAGTCTATCATTGCACTTACAGTTGCACCTGTCACAGTTCCATATGGTAATTTGCATGTGATAACTAAATAGTCACTCATGCCGCTAAAATCACCACCTAAACAAATTTTCATATCGTCCCTATAAAATTCATCTAAGTCAACCCTTTCATAATTTTGTAATACGCCTTGATATAACAGTATTTTTGTCCAGTCATATGTTGCATCAAATCCAGTGGAGTTAAATGCGTATTCCCCATCATATGTTGTGATGACACGATCAAAACTATCATCAGTTAAGCCCCTTATAGGATTTCCTAGAGGAGAATTATATTTGTAAATCTTATATATGATATTGACAGGTGTTGATGAGAATAAATGAATTGTCAATGGTTTTATACTTCCTTTGAATGACACAAATTCATGATGTCTTAAAGTAAGAATTGGCTTTTCAATTAAACTATTTACATTCACAACAGATTCCACATTATCTACACCAACCAAAGTCCCTTTTGGACTGTATCCTTTTTCACTAAGAACACATGTTGATAAATGAATCAATTGCGCAGTGCCAGAAAAATCTGTTGTACATGAAATGCTTTGAAATGTTCTTAAACATGATGTTGGCAAGACTGTCATATCTGTCTGACTAGATATTTCGTGAACTGTTATATATTTTCCATTTATCACCAAGCCCAATCTCAACATGTTGTTCCATGTTAATTCAAAGAAATAGGTTTGTATAGTTGCAAAATTTCCGGTTATATTTGATGCGCCTGTACCGTCCAATGTATCAATATTCCAATCTGCTTGTTCATATGTGATTGTTCCTGTTAAAGTTTGATTTACAATTGCCATAGAGCCATCACTGTCATCTCCGGTGTGTTGAAAATATATTCCATAAAAACCATCATCTGCATAGCCTATTCTTGATTCTACTCCTGTTGGATTTGCTGAGTCCGGATTGAATATTGCAGATATTAATATCACAAAGGGTTTTCCTTGTTCTGGATTTAAGAACCATCGTGAACCACGTCTAACTTTTCTTTCGTCAGTCGCATCAGTAAGGCTTAATATTACCGATGCACCATGCGTATCATCATATACACAATCGGAATCTGCTTCTTTTTCTTCAACTTCATAGATATCATTCTTTACGCCGCCAACATGCTTAATGTCCAAAATTGGAGTATATGATGTTATTTTTAATCTATTAAGATTATCAACCATATTTCCAGAAAATTCGACAACTGAATCTGCTTGATAGGAATTCATATATACTTATGGAACAAATTATTATATGAATAAACTTATCCTAAATTATCACAATTAAATTTATATCAATGTCTCATTCAAGTAAAGATAAGAGTCAAGGTTCATGGGGATTTTATGATGATGAAAATAATTTAACACTAGAATACATCACCGAAATTGAAAAACATATTTTGCCAGATGACTTAAAAAAATGCAAACCAGAAAAACAAGAAACAACTGAAGACAAACTAGAAAAAGATATAGAGGAATTAAGAAAAAAAATAGGCTATAATAAAATAATATCTGTTAAAAACAAAAACAATACATTATATCTTATTTATGAAACAAATGAATCAATAGAATGTAATGAAAGAAGACATGAATATATTATTAAACATCAGGATAAAATTCTTGAAAAAATAAAAAAAGACATCAAAGAAAATGGATTAGCTGATTATATAATAGCGGGTGTTGCATTGTATTTGGCCAGAGGCTGGAAAGTAACACCTATATTCCCAAGAAAATTAGGCACCCATCACAGGGGTTTTGAATTCCCAAAAAAAATACCAAAAGGATTTCCTGATGGATTACGCAAAATTGCTTATTATGCAAGTGTAAATCAACTTGATGAGTTTGACAATCATGAAAATTGGTATGGTGTTAAAGAAAGAAAAAAAGCATTGAAAAATCAAATAGAGTTATTCAATGATGATTATGATGAAAAAGAACTTGCTTCTTCAAGTGATTCATCGTTGTCTACAGAAAGTTCTTAATTTTTATCATAAAAATAAATAATCAGAAATGCAATAGCGATATTATATGTTCCACATCCGAATATTTTTGTAAATGGCAAATATTCTTCAACATTTGATTTATCTGCTGGACACATACTTTTTGTTAGGTGTAATGATTCTGAATGCATAGAAGTGTCTTCAGTTTTCTTTTCATGATATATTTCTTGACATCCCATATGAACACCAATTAATACTGATAAAAATATCACAAATGGAAACATTTTTGAAAATTTGTTCTTGTCTATATTATATAATGTTGCATATAATAATATAATTTTGATTATGTCTGAAATATGATCAAAATAATCGCCAAATTTACTTGTCATTTTATATTTTCTTGCAAAATGTCCATCCATACAATCAAAAAAGTATGCCATTACAAATAATGTTGCGGCAACATATGTTTTATTTAACATTAAATAATAAATGCCGACCAAATGAACAATCAGTGATAGAGTTGTTATTTTATTTGGAGTCATACCAATATTTTTGAACATTGGTGACAATTTGTCTGCCATGTCAATAAATGTATTATCAAACATATTTTCATATTCTGATGGTAATTTTCTCATATATATTTAGGAAAAAAAATAAAATAATTTTATTATTACTTGTTATATGTCTAATAATATTGTTTGTGACATGATAAAGCATATTGAATACTTGTATGAGACTGACAACCCTTTGATTGAACGATTTGCAAATTTAAATATGTTGTATGACGCTTTGCACGATTTAAATGAAGTTGTGGGAATGGATGAAATAAAGGGGGCGATAATAAAGATAATAAAATTTTTAATAATAGATTTAGAATACAGAAAGAGTACAAATTTTGATGGACATATGTTACATACTGTCATATATGGGAATCCTGGAGTTGGAAAAACATTAATTGGATCAATATTGGCAAAAATTTGGGGCGGCATTGGCATATTGAAACCTGCTAAATCTCCGCCAAAAACAGATCTGCAAAATGAATTAATAGATAGAATTGCAAAATTAACAATAATGCTTAAAAAAATAGATGTTAAAGAGTCGTCTACACAGACAGATATGCCTATTGAAGAATTTAAAAAATTGCCAATATATCGATATGACAGTGATGCGGTGTACAGACGTCATAAAATTCCTTTGCTAAGCGTTCCAATTCAAAAACAAAGAGATCAATATTACACATTGCAAAAATATGATTTGCCACAAAAACCCCTTGTGAAAAAAAAAGAAGTTGCACAAGATGAAAAACCACAAGTAGAAATTCCAAAAGAACCACCTAAAAAAAAATTAAATAGGACACATTTTACACCACCATTGATAATTATAAGTAGAAATGATCTGGTCGGTCAATACATGGGACACTCAAGTGAAAAGACAAATTCTGTACTGAATGAAGCATTGCAAGCAGGGAAAGCAGTGTTTATAGATGAAGCATATTCATTGGTTCATGATGAAAAAGATTCTTTTGGACATGAGGCAATAAATGAATTAAATTTATTTATGTCAACACATCCAGAATTAATTATTATATTTGCAGGTTATAAAGATAAAATTGAGTCAACTCTATTCACTTATCAAAAGGGTTTTAAAAGACGATGCAAATGGGTTTTTGAAATTTCAAATTATACGCCAAAAATGTTAACAAAAATATTCAAAAAACAAATGGAATCATCATTTTGGAAAGTAGATATAAAAGATGAAGATCTTGATGCATTTTTTGAAAAGAATAAGAATAATTTTGAAAGTTTTGCAGGAGATACAGAAAAATTGTCATTTTGCTGTAAATTAGAATATGCGTGTTTAAGATTCGATGACATATACTCAACACAGGAATTAAAGAAAACTATTTACAAAACAATTAACAAAAATATTTTGTTAAAAGCTTATGAAGATTATAAAAGTAATATGCCTAATAAAGAAAATGAACTATTGACTTATTTTAGTTAAGCGATTTCCTCTTTCATTTCTTTTTCCATTTCTTTTTCATTTTCAATTAGATCGATAATAATTTTGAATCGTGGATGTAAGTCTGTTGGAACAAATTGTGGTTCCATATTTTTATAAAAATGAATAAGACATCTATTTTCAAAATCTACAAATTGATTTTTTTTAATAATATCATCAATAATATATTCAAATAGGATTTTTCCATCATACAATTTATATGTGTCGATTTCGGCATTCTTTTCCAATTCCTCTTTTGATGGTTCAATACCATTAAAAAATTTTTTAATAATTTCTTCAATACCTTTTAATCTCAACTTGTCAGCTCGCTGTGATCTTCTTAATAATGTTCGCGATGCCTGTTTTAATGACAATTTTTCCTTATCATGAATATCTTGTTTCGTATATCCGTAATCTGCCAAAATTTCATCTTTCAATAAATCTTGAAAATACAGATGATCATCAAGACACTCGCGACATAGAACAACAATTAAGTCTGATCGATGTCTTTTTAAATCAGTCGGATAACATCTTTTGACTTGTTTTGGCACAAGGGTTGCTGATGATAATTCGTCTGATGAACCACAACCAACACAAATATTTTCACGTCCAATCTTTCCAGCAGATTCTCTAAATTCATCGATAACTGTTTTTTCCTTTCTGTAATTTGGAATAAAATTTAGTTTCATTGTTTTGTCATCAATCATTTCTCCTAGGCCTTTCCTTTTATACCAATCCAACTTATTCATATTACATAACCCGATTAATTCGCCACTGGGATCATACAAACGACAATTGTCATGGCAATAGCCTTTTACTTTTCTCGATTCAGCCATTTTGTAATATGTAGATATATGTATATAATATATAATGGATTTATTTGTAGTTATAAAATCAATTTTTTTATTTGTGATTTGGCCAAGACCAAATCACAAATAAAAAAATGATAAAAACATGCCTGCTATGTTTTTACAATTAAAAAGACTGAAAATGCTTTTTGCATTTTCACAATTTTTATTAAAATTATCAAACTTAAAGAATAACAATTATTATTTAATTATGTATGGTGAACAGTCTTATTTAATTGAAAACCTTCTGTCTGATGAAATGTGTCTAGACATATTTACAAAAGCAAAGGATGGCATAAAATGGAGTAAAATGTATAACAGAGGGTCTGAAGTACCAAGATTAGTTGCAATTCAATATGAAAAAAACACATATAGTGATATTCCTATTTACAGACATCCTGTTGACGAACAACCTGATGGAGAAGAATTTAACGAATTAACATTAATGATTAAAAATGAAATAGAGAAAAAGCTAGGTCAAAAATTCAATCATTGTTTAATACAATATTATGAAAATGGATCTGCAAATATTGGTGAACATAGTGATAAAACATTGGATATTGAATTTGGAACAAATATTGTAAATTATTCAATTGGCGCAACAAGGACATTTATTCTAAAAGATAAAGATAAGATCAAAGAAAAACAACGTATTAAACTTCCACATAACTCTTTATTTGTGATGGACTGGGACACAAATAGAAAATGGTTACATGCAATACATCCAGATAATAGACCGGAGTGTGAAAAGACAGACGATGAATTAGACTATGATGGAAGCAGAATTAGTTATACATTTAGAACAATTTCAACATTCATTACAAAAGACAATAAATTGTATGGAAAAGGTGCAAAAGTAAAAACTAAAGAAGAATTAAATAAAAGTATAGATGATACATCGAGAGATGATACATCGGATGATTCGTTAGATATGTTAAAAGCATTTAGTAAAGAAAATCATGAATCAAATTTTGATTATAATTTATATAAAAATGGTTTTGATTCACTTAACTTAAAAACTATAAATATTTAAACTTTTTATTTTTATGTTATATATATGTCTAGCTTAATTCAAACGAATCTTGTAAATAACATAAAAAAATCATTTTATAATTTTGTAAATATATCAACAACTAGTGTAAAATCAAGCTTTCCTCTTGTTACAACAGTCGATCCAAATGATTTTGCTGTTGCAGAATTAAATAGCGGTGGCAGTTCATCACAAACATACAATGTGACAAGTACTGATGTGCAAAATGGTTATTTAATTTTTGACTTGAGTGCAACTGTGGGAGAAGAAGCAGCAGATTTGAATATTGTTTTGAATTCAACAAATTTAACCAGTTTGTCAGATGGGTTTTACATATTGACAATTATTTGGAATGGTGTAGAAATTCCAAATAGCAATACTATAAGTATTACAGTTAGCAATTTTAGTTATGGATTTTCAATGCTTTATGGTGGACCAAGCACTGCTGATCAATTGCCATCAGCAGCAACAGTTGAAATAGGAGATGACACTATAAGCAACACAAATACTATTTTCTATTTGCCTTTTTATAAAAATAGTACAACATACACAATGTATGTATAATTATATTTTTTTAATTATTGGAAGTCGACCGCCACATTTTCTGCCAACATAATATCTATTACCAGTAACAGTTAGTATGAAATCATTTATACTATATAATATGGGCGCCATTCCGCCATAATTCATAACTTTAAAATTAAAGGTTCCCGTTTCTGTTCCCACTAATTGATACGCTTCATTGAATTCTATTGAAGGATCTGCATCAATTAGTGAAAAACTTGGCATTGTTGCATATATCGTCATACTTGTCGATCCATTTCTCAAGATGGTTGCTCCTAATGCACTATATATTGGTTTATCAAATGATTTTAATAAATAAGGTATGTCTTCTCCTATAATTACCCACATGCTAGATATGTCTGATATTGGTACGTTTGCCGTATGCCAACCGGAAGTTTCATTGTCACCTTCTGAATAACAATTAGTTGTCACACATTCAGTGCTGTCTTCACCAAAAATACCATATCCAATTGTGTCCACCACTCCCGCGCTATAACAATTTGTTGCTGTGCATGTGTTTGCTGTATATCCAAATATACCACCGGCGACACTTAATACTGAACCGAGTGAATAACAATTTTCTGCAACACATGATGTTGGACTGTTTCCATATATACCTCCTCCAAAATTGCCAATATTGCCCATGCTGTAACAATCATTTGCAAAACAATTTGATGCAAACGGTGCATAAATTCCACCAGCACTTGATGACATAGGACCAACAGAATAACATGCAGTTGCACTACAATTCGATGCATGTGATCCAAATAATCCGCCACTTGAATTACTAATACTACCATTACTGCAACATGTATCAACTGTTCCATTATCAAAATATGACTGACACAGCCATCCAGAACCTAAAGCCAGTGTAGAGTCAGAATTTTTAATCAATATATATTGAATATTTATGTTTTCATACCCATCACTCTCTGATGTGCCATTTTGTATCAATCCCGAATAATCAGAAACTCCACTAATTTCAACAATATGTCCATCTCCATTAAAAGTTATGTTATTGCTTCCTACAATGAAATAATCATTGACGGTTGTCAAAGTTATGTTACTTGTAAATAAAACTGTTAATGTATCTGTTGTTTGAAATATTATTGGTGTTATTGCATCATAATATGACACCCCATCAGTCGAATAATATAATACATCTGTATATCTCAGTCGGACAGTCCCATTGAAATTAACTGTTGTAGACATTGCCATTTGTATAAAATATATATTTATTAAAATTTATTATTTTTGATGATTTTTTTGAAATATTTCAAAGTTAATTCATCCATTCTGTCTGGCACAATGCCATATTCATCTAGTTCGTCGATAGACAATAGATGTGAATGTAACATGTCTCCCTTTCCTAATTTTTTAATTTTCTCAATTTGTTCTTCTGTTTTAATTCTTGGCGAATATTTAATATATTTTTCAAGCATTTTGTCAAATGTTTCTCTAACACGTTGACAAACTTGATTATGTAATACATTTTTGTCATCGCATTTTATTTGTTTAAAAGTAACTAGTTCTGCATAATCAGCTGGAGTGAAATTATCATTTACTTGAACATCAAATGGACTTAGATGAGTGTAATTACTGAAAACCAATTCATCTGCCAATAATAACATCAATGTTCCTGCTGAAAATGATTTATAAGGAACAATTACTGATACTTTTGCAGTTGGATTCTCTTTTTTATATACGATGATAGAGTCACAAATTTGCTTTATTGATGACATATCACCACCATCAGTGTGAACAACAAATTCTAAATCTTTGTCTTTTGACTTGATTAATTTTGATTTAATATTATCAACCAATACATCATCAATAAAATCATTGGATGCGTCAAATAAAGTATGAATCAGGCTTTTGCCACTCGAACTATATATAATTGGAATTGTGATCTTTTCTGGTTTTTTACTTTCATCTGTACCACTCTTTACTTTTTTGTAATTGCAAAATTTGGCAATAAATCTCTTAAAAATACCCATAAATAAAATATATTATTCACTTTTTAAGCCACATTATGATTATTGAAATATTTTTTCTTTAATGTTAATAATTCGACTGTGTCTAAAATTTTGTCTGGGGTAATGCCATATTCGTCTAATTCATCAATAGACAATAAATGTGAATGTAACATATCACCTTTTGATAATTTTTTAATCTTATCTCTTTTTTCATCAGTGTCAAATTTTGGCGAATATTTAATATATTTGTCAAGCATTGCATTGAATGTATCTTGTGCTCTTTTACAAACTTGATTATATAATACACTTGCATCTTTACATTTTTCTTGTTTTAAAACCATTAATTTTTCATAATCTTGTGGTGTAAAATACTTATTTACTTGAATGTCAAATGGACTCAAGTGAGTGTAATTACTGAAAATTAATTCGTCTGCTAATAATAACAACATTGTTCCTGCTGAAAATGCTTTATATGGTACAATAATCGTCAATTTTGCAGATGGGTTGTTTCTTTTATACATGATTACAGAATCGCATATTTGTTTGATTGAACACATATCACCACCATCCGTATGTATAATAAACTCTAAATTCTTATTTTCTGTCTCAGATAATTTTGATTTAACAGTCCGAACTGTCTCATCGTTTATGCAATCTTCATTGGTATTGAATAGACTATCAAACAATGATTTCTTGCGTGGATTATGAATAATTGGAATAGTTATCTTATTTTTCTTTTTATTTTCACATTCTTGTTTTTTTTCCTCAATTTTTTTATAAAGTTCATATAATGTTGATATTGTGATATCTGCAATAATAAATCCTGCAGCAACACATAATGTGGTTTTTGTCGCCTTATGATTATCGAGCCAGTTTGAAATATTATTCATTATATATGTATTGTAATATAGCTAGTAATTTAGGAAGTTTTAGAATCAATTTTTTATTTCTTAATTTGGCGAAAGCCAAATTAAGAAATAAAAAATGATAAAATCTCGAGAAGCGATTTTACAATTTTTAATAATTAAAAAGACTGAAATTTCTGTTTAGAATACCTTAAACAAAAAATGATAAAATTATCTCACAAGATCTGGAACTTTGATTGGCATATCAATATATATAAAATTACCAATTAGGCGTCTAATTTTTTTTTCTTTAGCATTGACACAGTCACTTTCATTATTACAACAACAATAATAACAACCACAACAACAAAAATCAAGACAAAAAGGAGAACAACAAGCCATGTCTTTATCACAATTCACATAACAATAATCTTTCAAAAAATATTCATATTCACTATTTTTACTGCATTTTATTTTTTGTTCTTTGCATATTTTCATTATATCTTCAACACATATCGGATGCAATTTAGGATTCCAACTTGTGTAATATGTTTCAGCAAATTTCAAAACATTGCAATTTATTATGCCATTATTCAATTTGATTGATTCAATTACATTTGCTTTATTAATATTATCATATGTATATTTAATTTTGATTTCTGTTGCACCAGTAGAAATTGCAACTTTAATTAATTCTTGTAACATACCATATATTCTTTTTTTCCCCTCATCCAAAATTTTTAATTTGTCAATAATAATATCATTTGTACATTTCTGCGCAAATGACAATAAGTCGACCTTTTTGTCAGATATTTCTTCCATTGTTACATGTTCATAATTAATTATAAATATATACTTATTTTGATGTTTTATTTTCAATTTTTATTTTTTAGATATATATCGACAGACATATATTTAAAAGATAAAAATGATAAAATTTCTTGCTAGGACATATTACAATTTTTATTTTTTAGATATATATCGACAGACATATATTTTACAATTCTTATGTTAACCATTCGTCGATTTCATCTTCTGTAATATCTGCATCACACAATTTAATTCGACATTTTTCTTGTAATTCATCATCCATAATCCTTCCATTTAAAGTAGATGAGATGATTGCACTTATTCGCT